AAAGGGAATAAAAGAAAGAGAAGCTTTCGCAAAAAAACACGGTCGTGCTTGGTGGATATTTGCTGATACTCAGCAAGTTCCTAAATATAAAGAGCAGTGGATAGAACAATTTAGAGTGATAGATGAGGTTATCAATGAATAATGTAGAGGGTTACACGAAAGAACAAATAGAAGAAAACATTGAGCAGTTTATTGGTGATTATGAATTTTTATCAGGGTGTTGTGGGGCTAATGCCGAGGGCAATGTACACGAGGGTGTTGACGGGGGCGAATATTATGGATTGTGTGGTAAGTGTAAAGAACATTGCGATTTTGAAAAGGAGGCTGTAGATGAATGAATTGTTAAAATCGGCACAAGCTATATTCAAATTAAATTCTCAATGGAATAAAGTCATTGGGCTTATAAAAGAAATTAGCATCAAACGATATACTCAATCTGAGTTTAGGGAAGTAATTGATAATATAGTGAAAGAGCAATTTACCGATGAACGAAATAATGAACATTAAAATATATCTTGATTTAATGCATAAATGTTATCACGATATTATGGAAGAAGTTGTAGAGATTGATTTATGGGAAGTGTATGAAACTTCTCATAAAGCTGAATTAAATCCTAATGTGTATTATAAAGAAAAATGCAATGAAGTATGGACAAAACATTATGAAAAATTTGAAAAAGCAGTGGAAACGATATTCGGCGATGATGTGCCTGAACAATTTAATCCACCAAATAAATCTAATGCGGAAGCATAATATCGCAAGAATTATAGCGGTGTTAATTTTTTGGTTTGCTATTCCTGTGGCTGTATGGAACTTCCTGTTATTAGTCTTTACGATTTTTTTCGGATAACTCTTTCGCATTATTGTAAATACCATTAAAATTGAATGTAAGTTAAATTAATAGGAGAATAAAAAATGGTATTAAACTTTAAAAAATCAAATCAGCTTTTTGATAGGGTTGACTCAACTTTTGACAAAATGATGTCTGCTATCAAAAACAATCAGAAGCCATCAGTCATTTATCAGTTAGAAAAAGATTGGTTGGTTGCTTGTAAAAATGCTAAAAGGTATTTAGACGGAGGTATGGTATAATGAAAACTGCTACTGCAAAAAGGAGAGCTATCAGACTTATGAAAAAACATAACTTAACTAATTTAGGTTGGTCTTTCAGGTTTGATAAAGCTACTAAAAGATTTGGTTGTTGTAATTATACTCGTAGAGAAATATCTTTATCCAAAGGGTTGGTTGAATCTAACTCTTGGAATCAAGTAAAAGATACAATCCTTCATGAAATTGCTCACGCATTAACCCCTGGAGAACAGCATAGCTATGTGTGGAAACAAAAAGCTATCGAGATTGGTTGTAATGGGGAAAGGTGTTACAGCTCAAATGAAGTTAATGACTGTGTAACTAAATATCTTTATGAATGTAAAGGTTGTAAAAAGCAATCAAGCCTCAGTCGTATGGTAAGTAGGTTAAAAGCTTGCGGAGATTGTTGTAGAGCTTATAACTATGGTAAATTTAGTGCGGACTATGTATTGACTATCACTAAAAACCCTGCTTATTCAGGCGATTACAAAGCAAAAGATATAAGAAAAATGAATATATATAACGAAAGAGCGTTAAACTATAAAAAACCTACAAAATCAGTATCTAGCGAGAATGCCTATAATGGCTATGGAAAGGAGATATAATATGAAATCATTTGTCGAAACTGAAAAAGTGTATGCGGAAAGACTTAGCGAAGAACTTAAAAGCTTTGATTTTAAGTATCGTAGAAATAAAGTGTTGAGAAATCCTAATAAAATGACCTTTAATCCGCTAGAGGCGGAAGTTCAAGACCTTTATTGGTACATACTTCGGCATACTTCATTAAAAGAGTTTCTAAGGGTCAATACGCAAGCCAAAATGGACTTGGGTTTCGCTTTATATTTAATTCTTGTACTATGTACTTTAATTGGATATATTATTTACTATGCGACAACACTTTGAGTATTACATTGATAGTAATTACAAAGACAATGAGAATATCGTATTATATGGAAAAGCTATAATGATTGCTTTGATGCCTAAACACTCGAACTCTTGGACTAAAAAAGAAAAGAAAGTGTTTTTCCTAAAGGATACATTGACCTTTAAAGAGTTAGGAAAATTAATGAACGCAAAAGAGCCTACAATATATGGCTTTCATAAAAATGCTATTAAAAAACTAAATAACATTATAAAAAAATTGTTAGTATCTAGGGATATGTTCAATAAATTCATATAGTTCATTGCTATATTACCTAAAGCAAGGGAGTTCTCCATCTCCTAACTAATACTTCCTTGCGACTTACGCAAAAGACCTGCTGTTTTCAGTGGGTTTTTTGTTTACAAGAATTTTCTACGATTTTCCTTTCGCCTTTCATTGCAAGGGCTTAACATTAATTGTAAGTTAAATTAAATTAGGAGATTTAAAAAAAATGGAAAAAAATATTCACAATATCACTCAGGTTATAAATTTTTCAATCAAGGATACTTCAAAAGTTTCGGCTTCTGTAAAGCATATTATGGTTGATGGCGGTAATACTTATATTGAGCCGACTTATGCCGATACTATCGTATTAACATTTCATAGAGAAGATAGTGTTTGTAATTCAGTTCAAATGTTAAATATGAAAGAGTGGCATGCTTTAAAAGATGGCGGAGTTGTAGATTCTGATAAAGCTTGGGAAATTGTTAAATCAGTTTCTGATTGGGCTAACGAGAGAATCTAAATTTATACCTTAGATACAAAGAAGCCCACTTTCGTGGGCTTTTTTGTTTTATGGAGTTATTGAATCTGCTGTCGCATTACGATTTGCGTTGCAAACCTGCCATCAGCAATTTCAGTGAAGGTCATAGTTCCATTTAATCTGACCCAATGGTAGTTCGTACCATCGTAGTACAGAAACTTTTTGCTTTCTCCTTTTAATGCATTTTCCATAATTAAAAGATTGCTTTTAAAAGTGCTTGATATGTTTTGAAAGCTAATTGTAAAAATTTCTTGTGCGTCGTGTGTATTAATTGCATACTCAACACCGCCTAAACTCTTTTGCACTTTTGTACCATAATCTCTTTGTGTTTGTACATTAATATCTGGTTCTACTTCAAAAGCTAATTTTTTACCAATAATAACCTCTGAAACATTAGATACCGCATTTAAAAATTTTACATAAAATTTATCACTGGTAGTAGAAGTTAAATCTCCAACTTTCCAACCTGCACTTAATGCCACGGGTATTGTTTCTAAATTTGTGATGCTACCACTTGCACCACTTAGTATACGAATAATTGAGCCACTTCCACCACTTGCACCTGTAAAATAAGCTGCTGCGACATCTGCTGTCGCACTACTACCAACTGCATATTGAATTGTATCCCCAACATTTATAGCTGAAAAAGTTGTACCAATATTTTGGTCTGCTGACCTTTTATGGTTAGTAATAACATCAGACTCTGCAAAAGTCTGCGTAGGAGAACTTCCTGATACAGTTCCCTCATTAATATCATTATCACTTCTATACATATTTATTGAATCATAAATAAAAAAACTTGCCATTATTATACCTCTCTACATTGGACTGATACTTGCCCAATTTTTCTTTTTATATTTGTTATCATAAATTTTTTGCCCGACCACGCTTCACTGAATAATCTTGTAGGCATAGCAACAAAACTATCAAAAGTGTCGGATATTTCATTAAAAGGGCTACCCAACTCACTAAACAATATCTCCCCAAAGTCTATAAAATCGCCAATTTCCAATAAGGCATACTTTTCAGGGTTAATCAGAGTCGTGCTTACAGTGGTCTTATAATCGCCAAATAATTTTTTTCTAAAATTAATCCAGCTAGTATTTCTCGCTGTTCCGCTTACAGCAACTGCGTCATATAACAAGTCTAAATTAATATCTTGTTTTTGTACAGTGCTATCTCCGAATATAGTATTGTGATTTGTAGATAAATATTCTTCATTAAATTCGTATTTATTTTCTTCAGGGTGTTTATTGTAGTTGACTACGATATTTGTTTCTAAGTCTTGTGCAGGTGTTATTCCAATTTCATAATCAGATATATCGTTTTGTGATAAATCAACACTTGCTGTCGGATTATCAGGTATAGTGAAATATCTTAAACTAGTAGCTCCTGAAATGCTCGTTTGTTGTGCCTGCGGACTATATTGAAAAAAGAAACAACCCTCATATTGCAATTTTTTCATTATTTGCTCTAATGACTCAGCCTCATACAACGCCAACCTAGTTTTCCAATGACTTGTACTGCTAGAAGTGTTGCTATCACGAAGTTCTGCTACGCCTTTATATCCATTGTTTAAATTTTCCGAATCGCCACTTCCTGAGTTAATACCTGCAAAATCCTTTATAATTTGCCTATGTATAGATACTGGATTATTTAAATCGTTATTCACTCCGCTATGACCATTAAAATCAGAAGTCGTGATACCTTGCCCAATATACAAAAAATCTGTATTTGCGTTCGATTCTTGCTTAGCTATCGGCTCGTCTGAAGTTGTTAATGCGGTAGTATAAGTTGCAAAGATGCTGTATATTTTTAAATCACAAGTAAAGTCATCAAATTGTCCTTGTGATATTTCATCTGATGTAAGCTCAAAAGATAATCTTAATCTATCTTGTATTTGACCGTCTTTAAAAATATCATTAAATTTTGTGCTATCTATGGTTGATGTTTTTGTCGTAACAGATACATTTGTTTTTTGTATACTTCCTGTATCGCCCTCAAAAAATACAGCATTAGTTTGGTCAGCCATATTATTATCACTTGACAAGTCGTCTGAGTGCATATAAAGTTTTATGCCTGAGTGACCACTATTGCCTGTAAATGTTATTGAATATCTAATAGTAAGATTGCAATTTGTTAGCTTGTGCATAGGTTTTGGAAACTTTAAAAATATTGATGAGCCCGCAACATCTTCATTTGTACTATCATCAGCAGGGTTTAATCTATTTGATATGGTAGCAAAAGTTGTATTGTTTAATGTACCATCTGTGTTTAAGTCTAAAATATTTGCAGGATTAGTTAAAGTTGAAGTTTGTAAAAGCGATGAACTATACATTGAATTTTCATTTCCATTATGGTCTGTAAAGTCATTTGGCAATACATTAAAATCTTTGACTATCTGACTATTGACCTCTACTGTTGTTCCTCCAGTCGCAGAAGAAACATCTAATCTCTTAGCAGTTGTAGTAGAAGCAAATCCTGTTTTATTTAAAGGTATAAATCTTTGTACATTTTTATCATAAAATTCCAAACTAGCTATACTCGTTGTATTGTCTGCTATTTTATTGGGCATTAAAAAGACCATATTGTCGTTATCATTTCTTACATAAGGTACTTTGTACAAATTATATAGTTGTTTAGACAAAACGGAACTAGACGACTGATTATAGCTTCCCAATATGTAAGGTATATCAACGCCTGAGAAATCTCCAGTCGTTTTAGCCTGAGGGAGAGATACATTTTGAAATGGTCTATTAGAAATGATATTTAAAATAATAGTATTGTTTCTATAACCAAAACTTGAAACTTTGCCACTAAATATTTGCAACGCATTATCTGCTGTATCGTCGTCATCAATTTGCGATAGTATATTCACATGTCCATTTATAAACTCATTTCCTAATATTTCTAATAATGTAGTTTCTCCTAAATCAATATTTGCTATGTTTAAAGTTATGCTTCCAGTATTGGTAGTGAAGCTTTTTAAATCTAAGCTGTTTGTAATAGTCGGTTGATTTAAAATAGCAGGATAATAATCGTGCCCATTGTAAGTAGCTTTTGTTGAGCCACTAGCTGAAGCAAAACAAAATCTTAAGTTGTAATCAGCATTATTTTTATCTATTGTATTAGGAGTAGAATTAGTTAAAATGCTTGTAGCATCGTTTTTAAATACCTGAACTAACCAATTTTCCTTAATAGATGGCGACAATTTAGCCGAATAATTTGTATTGCTTAACATACTATCGTTCCTTTATTTTATAATCTCTTGCCTAATGTTATTTAATATTTCTTCTTCTCTAAATTTCATAGAGAGGTCTGCTTCAAATCGTTTTACCTCTACACCATACTCAAAGATGATAATGGTAGGTACTACTTTAATATCCCATTCTTTTTGAATAACTGCACCTATTTTTTTATTGGCAATATCTACATATCCAGTATAGCAATTTTGTAATTTCTCTAATGGAATTTTGTTAGCCCAATTCCAAGAAGCATTTACTTCTATTACTGCACAGAACTCATTTTTCATTAATTGAATATCTTGAAAACTATCCAAAGATGCTGATTGTGAGTATAGCGATGATGTAAATAATCCAAGCACCAATAGCCACATATTTATCAATTTTTTCATAATTCATATCCTATTTATTGTTCATATTCAGTAGGGTTTCATTAATACTTCTGGTATCTTCTTTAATGTCATCTACTTTATCTTCTAATTTCTCTACTTTTTCTTCAGTATTTAGAATAGAATTACGAATCATCTGGTCTTTTAAATCATATTCTGTTCTACTAATAGGTGGCTCAGGTAGTTCTTTGGCTAGTTCTATTTCTGCTCTTAAAGAATACCATACACCGACTATCATAAATATAGATACTGCTACGCTTATAGCAGTTTCAATACTGAGTGTAAATTTAGTTCCTTTATCTAGTTCCACTTCTTAATCTCCTTGTTTATAAGTTTAATTGTTCTGCTCTTTTTATAGCAGGAATTATATGTTCTACGACTGTTTCATCTACTAATGGAGCAGATATATTTATTGTTATGTTTCTTCCGCTTGCATTTGGACTTGGCAAGGGTGTTATATCGACTCTTTCCATACCTGAAGCATTATCGCCCACTAGCACACCATTACCGATAGGCAATGTAGTCCTTTTGTTTGTTACAAAACTTCCACCAGTTTGAAATTGCATTAATGGCTCAAACATTTTATCAATCGCCGCTGTTGCTAATCCTGCTAATAAAATATTTGCAGGAAATCCTACGCCCTTAAATATAGTAGCAATGTAAGAAGCTGCGGATTCTTTAGACTTTGCTTTTATAGTTGATAAGGCATTGTCTTTTGTTATTTTGCCCTCGTTAGCCATACCTTCTAATTGTGTTTGTAAATTAACCTGAGCGTCATCTGTTTTCTTTTTACCACTTTTAGTAATTTTGCTATCGCTATTAACTACGCTATCTGCTAAATCCTCTAAACCCTCTCCAAATGTTTCTAAATCTGCAAATATATCTTCCATAGTGGGTGCTTCTTCGCCATCTCCCAACAACATCTTAGTAAATATACCTTTTTCAAATTTAACTCCCTCATTGGCTGATTTTACATCTTCTAACTTCTCTTTAAAAAAGTCTACTCGTTCCTGCAATTCATCTTGGTCGCCAAATATTAAGTTTGGAGTTCTTTTATCCTGTTGTAATTCAAACTCAGCTAACGCTAATCTTGCTTCAATGATTTTTTGCTGTACTAATGAAAAGTTTTTAATAACAGTGTTAGCAACCTCAAACGCTGCTCCGAATAATGCTATTCTTTTTAAGAAAACACCCAAAGCTACATTTGAAGCCATAACAGCACCCTGAAACATAAAATAACCTGCAGTCATAAGAGCTAATGTTTTTGTAAAATCCTCTATGCTTTCAATATCTTCAGGAGATAAGTTTTCTACAAACTCAGCCATACTTGTAGCACTATCTTTTACGACTAATGCAAAATCTCCTAAACGACTGATTAAATTTTTCCCAACTGCATTTTGTAATTGGTCAATAGCATCTTGCATATTAGAAACTTTACCACTAAAAGTTTTCGCTAATAAATCAGTTGCTCCTGCTATTTTTCCGTCAGGGTCGGTCATAGCCCTTTCTAGTGCTTCCCTAAATTCAGGTAAAGTAAGTTTTGATAAATCCTCTATACCCTCAGCATCTTTTATCAATGTTAAGATACCTCGTTCACGAAGTACATCAGCAGCTCCTGCACCACCTGCAAAAGCACGACCAAATGATTGTGAAGCAGTTACAATATCTGTACCCATAAACGCTGCAAGGTCTGCAATAGATTTTAAGGACTCCTCACTGCTAACACCAAAAGCTTCTAATGTAGCACCCGCTTCTACAACATTTTGTACTTGGAAAGGAGTAGTCGCTGCAATTTTTGTAAACTGATTAAAAGCTTTTGCACCCTCTTGCGTGCTACCTTTTAAAGCTACCAATCTTGTTTCTAGTGCTTCAAAATTACTTGCAGTTTGTATAACACTTCTAGCTCCTGCTCCTAAAACAGCTGCTCCGAATAAATTTCTAAATGTAGAAGTTAATTCAGTAGCACTTTTTTTTGTCTTATCTGTTTTCTTTTCAAGCTTATTGAGGTTTTTGACTGCCCTATTGACCTCAGCTTTTACTAATAATCTTATTTTTTTATCTGCCATTTTTTTCGCTCATATAAAGTTGTATTGATTTTATTTCACTATTTATAACATCAAATTCTTCTAATTTCGTCGCTTGTACTTCGTTTAAATTTGTAGCGAGAGGTATGTTAAAATCTTTCACCCAAGTAAACTCTTTGACGACAATTTGATAATTATCTTCTATAATCCAAGCAGGATTCATAAACAAAGGCAAATAAAAATATAAATTTCTCCCTAAGGAAAACTGACTATCTGCCCATTTATCCGTTAATAATTCTATTTCTTCCCATACCTGTTCTATACTATGATAAGTCTTGACTCTCTTAGTTAAAGGACTTTGCCTTTTGTATGGAAACTCCAATGTTATGTGTGGAAATCCTAATTGAGAAAACCACACATAACTACAAAGTCCTATGAGTCTTTTTTTGCTGTACCCATATAGGAAGATAATACTTCTTGCAATAATAAATCTATCTCAGCCATTGATAAAAGCTTATCTTCTTTGTGAACATAATCTTTTTCAGTCAATCCTGACATTTTTTCTACTTTATTAATCATATCGAAGTATTTATCTTGCAATATCTCAGTACCATTAAAAGAACTAAGGCTCATTTGCCATAGTTCTCTTTTTTGACCATAGTTTATATCATTAACTTCCCACTCTTTGTCGAACAATTTGACCTTCATTAAACCCTCCTTTACCAACCAGTGTATGTTTTATTATCCGCATATACAAAACTGAAAGCAGTACCACTTACTGCTCCTGATGAAGTTGGTTGTACAACTTTAAAAGGAATTGTAATCACTGCTCCTGTATCTGCATTAAAATCGTAATTAACAGCTGTTGAATATATCTCTGCTTCAATATTCATCTCTCCTGCTGTGCTTACTGTTCCGTCGCCCTGCTTTAATGTTAAAGTAGCAGGAGTTCCGCTTATAAAGTCTTGTAAGACATTATCAGCACTATCGTTAAAGTTTCCGTCGTACATAACTGATATTTCTCCAGTTATATTTACTGATGGAATACCAAAAGCATAAGCTTCTGCATCGCCATTAGAATCTCTACCTGCTCTAGCGACATTATTTTCAAATGTAAAAGATACTGCTGTGATTACAGCATCAGTTGCTACACCATTGACATCTAGCTTTTTAGTATCAAAATAAGATTCTATTTGACTAGGCGAAGTGTGCATTAAATCAGGTGCCTCGCTGTTACCAGTGATATTTTGACCGACTTTGAAACCAACATCACTAGCAAATCCTGAATAAAAACTACCTGACAATAGCAATCTTCCGTCAGACATATCAAAATTCATAGTCAAAGTCTGTAAAACTGCACTTGTTATTAGTTTATCTTCGCTAACTCCTGCGGGTCCAAATAACCCTATGTCGAATAAACTAGGAATACCGTCAGCATCTGCACTCGCTGCATCATCTGCAACTGTAAAATCAGGTCTAGTTAAAGGACTTCCTGATGTTGCTTGTATTGTGTGAACATAAGGACCGCTTCCTGTTTGTGAGTGGTCTTGCAAAACATTAGCTAATAATCTAACTACTGCTTCTCTCTCAGCAGGAACTTCAAAATCCATTGTTACGAATCCGCCTTTTCTAGTTCTAAATTGGTCTAAGTTAGTTTCAATCATACCTGCATTGTTGCTTCGTATCTCCCCTGATTCAACAAGATTGAGGACTGGGGCAGATACATTAATCACAGGAAGTAATTGATATGTTGTACCAACAGCAGCGGGTGTGCTAAACGCATCTCCACTTTTATGTTTAATACCTATGGAATATTGGCTTTTCCCATAGATTTTTGGACTTATAGCCATTTATATTACTCCTCTTTTTTTAGTTTTTTCTTAGGTTTTTCTTTTTCTATTGACTCAACTTGAACACCTAATGATTCAAATTCAATCACATCTTCTTCTCTTAAAACTACAGCTTTCCCCTCTAAAAGTTGTCTAACTTTTTTGTTTGAAATTTTTAGATTGTTTGGTTGTTGCAGTTGTAAACCTTTAATATGTTTATATTTCACGATATCCCCTCATTTACATTACACTCAAAATTTAAAATACATCTTTCTAGCTCAGTATCGTCTGAATCTCTTTCATAAATGACACTTGACACTTTACCATTGTACCATTCTGTTATACCTAATGCTTCTAAATCTCTATTATCAAAAAATATTCTTTTAAGCAGTTCAGCAATATCAGTTAGTCGTTGTATGTCTTTATCCCTAGTAAATTCAGAGCCACTATGTATTTGAAAGCTTATTTCAACTTCGTATTGTCTGATATGTGCATTACTTGCGTAATCAACAAAACTATCCGATACTGGTCGTATTAAAAAACTTTCTTGCCCTTTATGTTCATCATAGAACAAAGGCACGCCTGGGATAGATTGCTTAATTAATTTTTGAATATTATCTATTACTCTATTTTTAAAAATATTTTCAAATGTTATTCTGGTCATTATTTTCTCTTTCTACCTAATACTCGCTTCTGTGACTTAGGCGGATTTTTTTTCCTACCACCGCTTCCACTCCACAAGAATTTATCAGCCCAATATGCAGGGCTAGTCTTTCCTCTAGCTATATTCTTTCTGTGTCGTGCTTTAAAGCTTTTTCTAGCAGTTGCGGAATAGTTATGCCCCATACCCTGTGCACCGAATCGTATGAGCTTGATTTTATGCGTTCCTACCTTAGCTAATACAACTGCTTTTTTCTTTGGGTGTTTAGGTGTCATCTTTGGACGATTAACACCTTTTAACCCATGCTTCTTAATTAAAGCTTTTTGCCTTTTTAAGTGCATTATTTTTTACGACCTTTTTTCTTTTTCTTTTTTGGTCTACCTATCTTACTTCCGTAAGTTCCTTTTCCTTTTGGCATTTTATCCCCTTTTTAATTGTATTGTTTCTATACCACCGCCTGAGGTGTGGTCTAATCCGCTAACTTCTACTTCCCACTCATCATTAGCAGTATAAACTCCCTCTGAAAACCTTACATAAACACCATGTCCGATACTTTGGAAACCACCATCTACGATTTCTCCATCTTGCACTTTGTTTATTTTAATACCTGAAGTATCTCCTATAAATGTGCTAAAAGTGATTGAAGAAGCAGAGCCTGGTGTAAGTGTACCACCATTATCAATTTTTACTTTTATTCTATCATAAGATACTTTAGGAAATCCAAAAGTGTCTACTATTGCTCCAGTAGTAGAAGCATCAATAGATACATCTTTAACTATTTTATCACGACCATCTTCGTCTTGGTCAAGTGATATAACACCTTTTCTAATTAAATCAAGCAATCCTGTACCGCCCTCTTGTTCATAAACTTGATTTTGTAGTCTTAATCCGTGTTCTTCATCATAGGGCAATATTGCCATAGATGCTGATAAAAGTGCGGTTGCCCTTACGATAACTTCAGGAAAATCCCTGCCTAAACTATCCCCCACTCCTACACCCTTGTTCTTGTAGATTGGCTTATTGATATAAGAACGAACAAAGTCGGAGCTTCTTGATATAAACTCATTAAAGAGTGTTTTATTATCCCGACCAGCAGTCATAGTTATATCGTAGTTTGGATTTGCATTAGTAGTCGGCATATAATAAACAACATCTGCATCTTCATCAAAGTAGTATTTACCATCTGCATCTATGCTTGATATATCTGCTACTAAGGTTTGTTCAATGTCATTTTCATAAAGCATAGAAAATTTGCCGACACTTCCTGCTTTCCATATTTCGCTGTTTCCACTACCACTATGACTTACCCAATTACTGATAGTTCTTTTTCTATCGTAGTCAAACACAAATGGGGCAACCAATTGTATATCTTCTATCGTACAGTATGTATCAAGATATGTACTCATCTTTTAATTCTCCTATTAATTGCGGAACTTCTAGTTTATCAATAATCCGAAATAACTCAGGCATAAAGTGCGATTTCTCTCTATCAGATATAGTTTTGGCTTGTAATATCGCTGATAGTTCTTTTAGTTTTTTTATTGCTTCGCCTAATTCCATTTCTTTCCTTTGATTATTTTATTGTTCCAAGTTGTCATACCCTCGTGTATATCGAGTGTAATCAAGTTAAAATATCCGTCGTCAAAAAAGTCAATAATTCCTACATTGTGAGTCCAATTAACTTTTCTGCCTTTTAAAAAATCTTTTTTAATCTTACAGAGGCAACCCATAGATTGAGCAATATGTACTCCCGATATATGTTGTACAACACTACGCTGACAATCGTGTGTATGCCCATATATTATATTACAACCTAAGTTTTGCACCGTTGTTCTGCTATGGTTAATAGAACTATAATGCCCACCGTGATATGCGTACAGCTTGCTGTTTTCTACTTTAAATATTTCTCCATAGGGATACCATTTATAACCTCTTTCTTTAATTTTAAAAAGCGTTTCAGGTTTATATTGTTCTAAATAAGGATTTTCCTCAACAAAAGCATTATACCAATTATCGTGATTACCCATAGCAAGATATTTTTTTTTACAGCCCGCTTTTTTCAAAGCATAATCTATTCTATCCATATGCATATTAACTTCATCAGCTTCTTTATCAATCATAGGTAGTTGATATTCTAATGGTGGTCTTTTTCTTCTAGCCCACCTCCAATGTGATACATATTCCCCCTCAGCAAAATCCCCTAAGTTTATAAATACATCAGGTTTTACTTCGTTGATAACTTCTAAAGCACAACTGAAAGCTTGTTCATCGTGCAAAGGAAAATGCATATCTCCAAAAATGATTCCTGTACTTTTTATTTTTCTCATACACTTATAGCCCTTTTATACCAACCATAGTAAAATCGTTCTTGTTCGGGCTGTTTGCTTATTATTTTACCATAATAAAGACATCTATAAGCCTGTAAGCGACCTTTTGTTACTTTATCGGCATTACTTATCGTTTGAGTGCCTATACGCCCGTCTACATCTATTTTAGAGCTTTTTTTACTATTAATTGCTTGTTGTAATATCTTCGTAGCTCTAGATTGCCCCATATTTACACACATATCAAAATATGTTTTTTGTAAATCTTGAGGCAATTTATAAGCTTTAGATGGCTTCCAATAATCTCTATAATAAATTAATACAGCATCTTCTTTGCTTAAATTTTTTATATCGACATTAGGGTACCACCTTTTAGAGATACCATAATTAGTTTCTCCACCTTTGTCGAGAGGGTCATCTACATATCCCCCCTCGTGTTGTATTACTTCCTCAATTATGCTAAGAAAGTTTGTATCATATTGCATAACTATGATTTCAGGGCTTTTTTTACTTCCGCCCAGACTTCATTATCTAATTCATTAGAAGATTTATCTACTAAAAAATCTCCAAGTCTTAGAAGTACTGCAATTAATACTTTTTCACTCAATACACCAGTCAAGATTTTACTCACTATCAGATTCATCATTTTCCCCTTCTTCTTTTTTATCAAAAGATTCAGTTAGCATTTTAGCAAAAGCACCCTCAGCTACATTTTCTCTATCAATCTGAAATGCTAAGTTTGCTTTTTGCCTTCTACAATTTTCAATGTGTTCTACCAACATTTGTTGCTCTTGTGATAGTTCATCATAGTTGTAGTCTTTATCGTTTATTGTTACTTTTCTTTCTTCACTCATTTTCATAACTCCATGTTATTTGTTAATAAAATTTTTATGCACTAACATATCCATCGCTATCTGC